GTAGTATTGTAGCGCCTGTGGCGTCCTCCCCGCCACTGTCTCAATGAGAAACTTGGCCGTCACGTGTTTCCTTTCCGCGTGGCGGCCTTTTTTTATATTCGGTTTAGTGGTATCTTCTTTGCAAAATGAGGTTAATATGCCACTGAAATCGGGCAAATCGCAGAAAACTGTGTCGGCTAACGTCAGCAAGCTGCGTAAAGAGGGCTATCCTCGCAAGCAGTCAGTTGCGATTGCGTTGTCCAAGGCTGGCAAGGCTACAAAAAGGAAGCGCAAGTAATGGCTGAAGGTTACACGAGCATTCGCGACATGTTTGACGGCGGTGGCCCTGGTCAATCTGGGGCGCAATTCGAGGGTGGAGGTATTCTCTCCGCTGTTGCAAACGCAATTGCTCGTCCGCTAGGCTCTGTTGACCGAGGTGAGCCTGACATGCGCACTGGCATCGGCGGTTTTCTTCGCGATGCTGTGGATGGTGGAGGCTGGGGTGCTTCTGGCAGCACATTTCAGGGCGCTGGCGGGTATTCTGGCCTGCTGAACATGCTTGGCGTTAGGCCGATGGGCGAAAAACAGCGTATGGCGGATGCTCAGGCGCGGCTTCAGCAGCAGCTTGCTGATCTTTACGCACGTCGCAGTGGTGGGCCTCTTGCTCCGATGACATCCCCGCGCCCACCTGTTCAGACATATGGTCCTGTAGGGCCGTCTGAGATGCCTACTCTGGCAGAGGGCGGTATCCCCAACATGACATCCGCATCTGACGCGATTTATGGTGAATTCCCAGCGCCATTTGGCGTTTCTATGGAAGCGCCTGCAACCGCTCCGCAGGGTCCGTACGTTGGACGCCAAATCATTCCGAGCGGAGGCAACGATGTAGCAAAGTTCTACCGCGACTTGGCTCTTGGCGCTGATGCGTACGGAATCCCAGCCTCTGGTGATGCTGGATACTATAACTACCTTCTGACTGGGCGCTTTTAATGGCAAAAGACCCTCGGATTTCAAAGATCGGCGCGTCAGGCTTCAATAAGCCAGTACGCACGCCATCGCATCCGACGAAATCGCACGCAGTAGTTGCTAAGAGCGGCGACCAGACAAAGCTGATACGCTTTGGTCAGCAGGGCGTCAAAGGTTCGCCAGACGGGTCAAAGCGCAACGAAGCGTTTAAAGCGCGTCACGCGAAGAACATTGCCAAAGGCAAGATGTCTGCGGCCTATTGGGCAAATAAGGTGAAGTGGTGATGGCTGAAACACAGAACATCCTTGATCTGCCACGCGATCAGTTCCTTGCATCGCTGAATGAGCTTGCAGCGCAGGGCGTCAATACGGATGACCTTCGTCGGCAGTATGAGCGAAGAAATAGCGTTTTCGCACCAATCTTTAATTGGGCTTCTGGCTCCGAACAAGCTATTGCAGATCAAGGCCGCACGACAGCAAACATGGGTTTGCTATCTAAGGAAGCTGGCACGACAGGCATGGATGCGTTGCGCTCCGTGCGTCTTGAGCCGACTAACTTCTTGGCGGGCCTGTTGTCTGAAGTATTCCACAACATCAATGCGCCTGTTGCCGCATCTCAGGGCTTAATACCTCAAGAAGATATGATGGGCCGCGCTTTTGGAACGGCAAGTACTGCGCAACTTGGAGCTACAGGCTCTATGGGTGCGCGTGCGCTTGATTACGACCCAAACACGACCAGAGTTTTTGCAGGAGCAAATTCACGTACCGCAAACTTGGATGCGCTTGCTAAGGCACGTGAATTAACTGCCAGACGCCGCGACCCAGTAGAAATCTGGAAAGAAACTGGATGGTTTAAGGGGCCAGACGGTCAGTGGCGCTACGAAATCGACGACGCTGGACTCGTTGTTGACCCTTACGCGACAACTGGGCATGGGCTTTTCCCGCCCAGAGTCGATCAAGGCCCAGAGGCTCGCGCCGCACTTGCTGGCGAGATGTTCGATGTGCTTGGCGCAAGCCCAAGCGATGTGTTTAGAGAAACTGGATTTATGCGTGACGCTACAGGTAAACTTGTTGACTTTGGCGTATCTGGCACAGATCCAAAATTGCTAGCATTCCCCGAATTGGCAGCAGCATATCCAGCATCAAGTAGTTTGCGTGCATCAACGTATGCGCAGGGAGATATGCCTGGGTTATTGGGTTATTTTGACAGAGTTGAAAACTCAATTGGCCTTTCTGGCGACGTTCCTGATGCAAAAATACGCAGTACTGCGGCGCATGAATTGCAGCACTTTATTCAGTCTCAAGAAGGATTTGCACGCGGCGGCGTTGCAGAGGTTGGTAGCACTGCGTCAAAACTTTTTGACACCATGTCTCAAGGACACGACATCATTAACGCAATTCGTAGCGGCGACGCTGCTGCTGTTAATGCTGCGCGGAATGCTTACCCTGATACGTTCGATATGTGGAGCGCTGCGGCTAATGAGTTTCCAAACGCTGATGCAGCCAGTATTGGACTATTTGCCAAGAGGCAGGCTGATGCAAATGCGACTGACGCATATAGATCGCTTGGTGGCGAAGTTGAGTCTCGCGCAGTTGAGCGTCGCTTAAACATGACGCCAGAGGAGCGTGCTGCACGTTTTCCAATGCTTGACTATGAAGCAGAGGTTCCTACTGACGCTCAAACGTTTATAGGCGTTGGCAGAGTTTCGAATAGTTTAATGCCTACAACCGAAAAGCGTGTTCCTGTATATTCGCCGCTAAGCGGCTTGCTGTCACGATAAGGGGTTCATATGGACTACGAAAAAGACGAATTAGTCGAAGAAATTCAAGAGCTTATCAATCCCGAGTGGATGGAAGAAGATGAGCTTCAGGGCATTGTTGCTGGTGAGCTTGATGATGCCATCAATTTCATCGACCAACAGATTTCTCCAGTTCGCGCCATTGCGACTGAGTATTATCGCGGCGAGCCTTTTGGCGATGAGGAGGATGGGCGCAGCCAAGTTGTGTCCATGGATGTGCGCGACACTGTGCAGGCAATCATGCCGAGCCTTATGCGCATCTTTACGTCGTCTGACCGCACTGTAGAGTTCATGCCGAAGAGCATGGAAGACGTGCCTATGGCCGATCAGGCGACTGATTACGTCAACTACATCTTTAACAGCGACAACGCTGGATTTTTGGAGCTTCACGCTGCGTTTAAGGACGCGCTGATCCGCAAAAACGGCATCATGAAGTTCTACTGGGATGAATCTGTGGAGACGCAGACATCCGAGATGTCTGGCCTAGATGACGCTGCACTTTCTGCGCTCTATGCCGACAAGAATGTCCAGATTGAAGTTCTTGAAAGCGAATCAGTTGGCGAGTTTTCCGAGGAAGACATGGCCGCGATGCAAGCTATGGGCATTGCCCCGCCAATGATGCACTCCGCACGCGTAACCTATCGCAATAAGATGGGTCGCGTTAAGGTCGAGGCAGTTCCGCCAGAGGAGTTCCTCATTGACCGCCGCGCCAAGAGCATTGACGATGCTCAGTTCGTTGCACATCGCCGCATGGTGACTGTTTCCGATCTTGTGGCTATGGGTTACGAATACGATGACGTAATCGATCTTGCCACCGACACAGATGATCTGGGCATGAACGTTGAGCGTACTACGCGCAACCCTGCCCTCCGCACTGTCACATCTGACCGCTCCGATGACTCGATGCGCAAGGTGCTTTACATCGAGTGCTACATTCGCGTTGACCGTGATGGCGATGGTATCGCTGAGCTTCGCAAAATCTGCGTTGCTGGCAATGCGTATGAGCTTCTGAGCGATGAGGCGTGTGACTTTGCTCCGTTCGCATCGTTCACTCCTGATCCTGAGCCTCACCAGTTCTTCGGTATTTCCGTTGCAGACGTTGTGATGGACATCCAGCGCATCAAATCTGTTGTTATGCGCAACTCTCTTGATAGCTTGGCCATGTCAATTCACCCTCGGATGGCAGTTACCGAGGGACAAGTGAACATGGAAGACGTACTCAATACAGAGGTCGGCGGTATCATCCGTCAGCGTTCCGCTGGTCAAGTTCAGCCGATTTCTATGCCATTCGTCGGCAAAGAGGCGTTTCCAGTCCTGACATACATGGATGAGATTAAACAGAGCCGCACAGGCATCTCTAAGGCCGCTGCTGGCCTTGATGCTGACGCTTTGCAGTCGTCTACTGCCTCTGCCGTTAATGCCACCGTAAACGCCGCTGCGCAGCACATTGAGATGATTGCTCGCATCTTCGCTGAGACTGGCATGAAATCACTGTTTAAGGGCATCCTGCGCCTGGTGTGCAAAAACCAAGACCGCGAGCGCATCATTCGCTTGCGCAATGAGTTTGTGCCAATCGATCCGCGCTGGTGGGATGCCACCATGGATGTGAGCGTGAGTGTCGCCCTTGGTCGTGGCTCTGATAACGAGCGCATGATGATGCTGCGTCAGCTTGGCGAGATGCAAAAAGAAGCCATCGCGCAGATGGGTCCGAACAATCCGCTCACCGACATGCGCAAGCTATACAATACGCTTGCAGAAATGACCAAGCTGGCTGGCTTCAAGGATACGCAGAAATTCTGGTCCGATCCTGCCGATTTCACACCTCCACCACCGCAACCGCAGAAGCCAGATGTCAATGAACAGCTTATCGCAGTTCAAATCCAGCAAATCCAAGCTGACATCCAGAAGAAAGCCGCTGAGCTTTCGCTGGAGCGTGAGAAGATGATGATGGAAGATGATCGGAAGCGCGATGAAGCGGAAATGGACCTTTACGTCAAAGCTGCTGAATTTAAGGCTAAATATGGCACGCAGTTGCAAGTGGAAGAGATTAAAAAATCCACAGCGATTGCGCGTGAGACGATGAAGGCTCAAGCGGAAATGATCAAAGAGGCTGTTCGTGGAGAATAAGTCAAAGGATGAGGTCTTGCGGGATGCCCGCGAGGCCAAACGTCTTCTAGATGACGCTGATCTAAAGCGTTTCCTAGATGAGTTGGAGCGAGACATCTTTGCCTCGTTCCTGCAAGTGGAGGCTGGCGATGTCAGTGAGTTGACCAAGATACATGGTCAGCAATCTGGCGTTGAAGCTATTCGAAGGAAACTGCGCTCACTGGTTGATAACGGGATAGTTGAAAACCATAGCGCAAAATGACATAATGGAGTCTAGCAATGTCAGACAACGGCAATCCACTCGGAACCGATCTGCAAAGCGCACAAGAAGCAATTAGCGCTCTCATGGCACCCTTGGAAGAGGATAATGCTGCGGAGGCTGATGCGCAGGGCGAAGCCCTAGGTGAAGCTGAAGAGTTTGAGGCAGAAGCTGAAGACTATGATGCTTCCGAGCCTGAAGATGATGAGTATTCTGAAGGTGATGACGAAGAGGAACTTGGCGAAGATAAACTCTACACGGTTAAAATCCGTGGCGAGGAACAGCAAGTCACCCTCGACGAATTACTGAATGGGTATCAGCGTCAGAAGGATTATACGCATAAATCTATGGAGCTTGCTGAACAGCGTAAGGCTATTCAGTCGCTCGAAGAACAGATTGATGCGGAACGCGCACAATATGCGCAATTGCTGCCACAGTTGCAGGCGCAACTACAGCAGCAGCTACAAGCCGAACCCGACTGGGACACTCTGTATGAACAGAACCCCATCGAAGCCACAAAGCTGGAGCGTCAATGGCGTAAAGCCGCAGAGATGCGTCAGCAGCAGCTACAGGCAGTCGAAGCCGAACAGCAGCGTCTCAAGCAGGTTAATGATGAGAAGCTACATCGTGCTATGGCGGCCCATCGCGAGGCTGAAGGTAAGCGTTTGCTCGAAGTCGTGCCTGAGTGGCGCGACCAGAATGTCTACAAGAAAGAGGCCGCAGAAATTCGCGACTTCCTGATTGGAAATGGCTTCTCTGAGCAAGACGTTGACAACATCAGCAGCGCGGCAGTCATTCGCATGGCGCGAAATGCAATGCTCTATGAGCGTGGCATTTCCAAAGTGCAGAAGGCCAAGGCGCAACCGTCTAAAGGCCCGAAAGTAATGAAGGCTGGCACAAGTGGTAATCAGGCTCGTAAACGCAGTGCAGCGGAAAAAGCGCAACAGCGCCTAAAGCAAAGCGGTCGTGTAGCAGACGCTGCCGATCTAATCCAAAGCCTACTATAAGGGGATACTCCTATGGCAATCGTGACCAATACCTTCACCACTTACGACGCTAAAGGCGTTCGTGAAGAGCTGAGCAATGTTATTGCTAACATTTCTCCCGAAGAAACTCCGTTCCAGTCGAACGTAGGTTCCGAGAACATCTCGAACACCTTCTTCGAATGGCAGACTGACGCTCTTGCAGCGACTTCGACCACTCCAGTCATCAACGGTGACGACGTTACTTCGTTCGATTCGACTGCTGCGACAACTCGCCTCGGCAATTACACTCACATCCGACGTCGTACCCTCGTACTTGCTGACAACCTCGAAGTTGTTAACAAGGCTGGCCGCCAGTCCGAACTAGCTTACCAAATGGCGAAGCGGGGCAAAGAGTTGAAGCGCGATATTGAGGCAGTTTTGCTGTCGTCCAATGCACGCGTAGCTGGCAACTCCTCCACTGCTTCGGAAACCGCTGGTCTTCCTTCGTGGATCGCTGCGAACGTAAACGCAGCAGGCGACGCAACCGAAGCAACTGGTGACGGCACCGATGCACGTACCGACGGTACTCAGCGCGACTTCACCGAAGCAATGCTGAAGGACGCTATGCAGCAGGCTTGGGCTGCTGGTGGTTCGCCTTCCGTGCTGATGGTTGGCCCGCACAACAAGCAGGTTGTATCGACCTTCACTGGTATCGCACAGCAGCGCTATCAGGCTCCGTCGAACGCACCGACCACCATTATTGGCGCTGCCGACGTATATCTGTCCGATTTTGGCTCGGTTTCTGTGATTCCTAACCGATTCCAGCGTGATCGTGATGCCTTCGTACTCGACCCTGAATACGCATCGGTCTGCTACCTGCGTCCGATCCAGTCGGTTGATCTGGCGAAAACTGGTGACGCTGAGAAGAAAATGCTCATCGCAGAATTCGGCCTCCGCGTTGAAGCACCGACTGCACACGCAGCAATCTACGACCTTACCACTTCGTAAGGTTAGCAAAACACAGGGTCGCCTTCGGGCGGCCCTTTCTCGCTTTGGGAGGCACGCATGAAAAGAGTTATCAGCACTGACCCGCTGACAGGAATTACCACCTACTGGATTGTTGACCCGCAAACGGGTGCAGTGACTATTCAGTCGGAGCAAAAGGCAGAAGCCGTTCTAGAGGCAAACAAGCGTTCTTACGCAGGTATTAATGCTAAAGAGCGGCACGGAGATATGTCGCGTGTAGCGTCAATACCATTAAACGTGTATTATGACCTCAAGCGAAAAGGCATCGTTGACGACCCAGTAGCATTCAAGCGCTGGCTCAACGATTCAGAAAACCGAGTATTCAGGACCAGAGGCGGAACTGTATGAGCATTACCAACTACAGCGAGCTTAAAAGCGCCATTGCTGACTGGCTTCTACGGGATGACCTAACATCGGTCATCCCTACATTCATTTCTCTGGCCGAGGCTCAGTTTAACCGAGAGATTCGTGACTACCGTATGGTGAAGCGTTCAACCGCACAGGTTGATACTGAATATTTTGTCCCGCCATCAGACTGGCTGGAAAACATTCGCTTCCAGCTTAACACTACGCCAGCAACCGTCTTGGATTTTGTTTCTCCCGACCAAATGTCGGAAGAGGAAGCGCGTCGCGGTTCCGTCGGCAAGCCGATCTATTTCACCATGATCGGAAGCGACTTCCAGATCATGCCTATTCCAGACACAGCATATGACGCTGAGCTTGTTTACTACTCGAAGATTGCAGCGCTATCTGACAGCAATACCACAAACTGGCTGCTGACAAACTCGCCAGACATCTACCTTTACGGCGCTCTGATGCAGGCGGCTCCATACCTCAATGACGATCAGCGCATCCAAGTTTGGAGCGGTCTGTATCGTCAAGGTATTGAGGCGATGCGCATCCAGAGCGACAGAGCGAAAATCGGCGCATCATCGTTGCGCATGAAAGCGAAGGCGATGGCGTAATGGACGCGAACAAGATGCTTCTTAGCGTTGCGACTGCGGTTGTCGTTTCAATGCTGGGGTGGAGTGCTAAAACCACACTTGAGTTGCAACTTGCTGTGCAGCGTCTTGAGATTATTCTCCTAGATGATGCCATGACGAAGTGAGGGCATCATGGGAAGCGTTCAATTGACACACGAAGAGCTTGAAGCAATGCTTGACCGCGCAGCTAAGAAAGGCGCACGTGCGGCTCTTGAGGAGCTTGGGCTTCACGATGACCGTGCTAGCAGAGACATCGATGAGCTTCGCGGCCTGCTTGTATCATGGCGTGATACGCGAAAGGCAATCTGGGCAACGTCAGTAAAGATAATCACCACTGGCACGCTGCTGTTTATAGCTGGAGCGGTGTGGGTGTCTCTGAAAGACAAAGTTGGCCAGTGATTAAAAGGAAGCAGATAGGGATTGGAAAAGCTGGTGAGTTTTTTGCGGCCTATGTGCTTCAAGATGCGGGTGCAGACGTTCACATCCTGAACGGAGAATATGACCTACTCGTAACTGTGAATGGTGAGCTTCGTAAGGTTGAGGTGAAGGCGTCATGGTCAAGGCGAAACGGAAACAGATATACATTCTACAAGGGAAAGTCTTCGGCTGAATACTTCGTATTGGTGGCAATGGATACGAGGCTAATCCGCATACTCTCGCGAAGTGATATGGGGACTGGATCGACGCTGCACGTAAAATCGTCAGAATTCAGCGAGTTTAACCAGTCGAACGACATCGCTGAGTTTATGGAAAGCAAGGAGCATATAGATGCGCCCACTACATGAAATTATCATTCACTGCACCGACACTCGCCCTAACTGGTGGGCAGATAAGTCTGCACAGCAAAAGGTGGACGAGGTTCGCCGCTGGCATGTGCAAGATCGTGGATGGAGTGACATCGGTTATCACTTCCTCATTGATCGTGACGGGACTGTCATTGAGGGTCGTCCGCTTGAGCGTGTAGGCGCACACACAAAAGGCAAAAACACTGGCACCATTGGCATTAGCCTCTTTGGCGGCCACGGTGGCGCTGCAAACGACGACTTCCTAGACAACTTTACGGAAGATCAGGAACGCGCACTGCGCACTTTGATCCGCAAGCTGCAAGACGATTACCCAAGTATTACAAGCATCTCAGGGCATAACCAGTGGGCAGCAAAAGCATGCCCTACGTTTAGCGTCCCAGCGTGGCTTGAGGGTGCGCGCAAAGTGAAGGCTGCCCCTATCGTTGAGGAGCAACCATCTGGTGGCATCATCGCATTGATCTTCCGTCTGCTGTTTGGAGGCACAAAATGAACTACGCACCAATCGCTCGCATCATCATTCGCTATGGCGTGGGGCTTCTTATTGGCGCGGCTCAGGCTGATGTGCTGGCCGCTGATGCTGATGTCGTTACCTTAGTGGCTCTGGCTATAGGCGCAGCCGTTGAGTTGGCGTATACTATCGCGAAACGCAAAGGGAGCGCCACGTAATGCTATTACGCCTCAAGATATATGCAGCAGCCTTCGCAGCATTCGCAGCCGCTTTGGTGGCTGTGTACTTTAAGGGGCGTAAAGAGGCAAAGACGAAGCTCTCTGCGGAAATACAGCAGGCACGGTTAGATGCCGTCCTCAAGGCAAACGAGGTGAAGCATGAAGTTGATTCGTGGGACGATTCTCGCCTTATTGACGTTGCCCGTGGCTGGGTGCGCGATAAACGCGAATAGCTATTGCGATATAGCCTCCCCGCTATATTTCGATAGCAACGATGTCATTGATAATTTAGCCAGAGACGACATTCGTCTGCTGGAGGGCATTGTTAAGCATAATGAGACGTGGGGTCGCATTTGTAAGTGAATTGCGATATTATCGCGTAAAATCTACAGGAGTTACTGATGTCTCTTACCAATACCTTCGAAACCCGCACACTTCAGTGGCTCTTTGATGACGCCGCTGTTACCCGCCCAACTGCTTGGTATGTCGGCCTTTACACGGCTGCTCCGTCCGATACAGGCGGCGGAACTGAGGTGTCTGGAGGTTCCTATGCACGCAAATCTGTCAGCTTCACAATCTCTGGCGACACTGCATCGAACAGCGCAGCGGTTGAGTTTGACGCGGCTACCGCATCGTGGGGAACAATCACCTACGCTGGCATCTTTGACGCGTCTACTGGCGGCAACTTGATTGCGTATGCAGCACTAACTACAGCAAAGGCTATCGACACAGATGACGTTCTGCGCATTCCCGCAGGCGACCTCGATGTAACAATGGACTAAGGCTGACACATGTCGACTATCGTCACCCGCGCTGGTAAAGGCGCTCCGCTTACGCACAATGAAGTTGATGCTAACTTTACCAACCTGAATACTGACAAGTATCAGGCGGGTGACGATGCGACATTTGCTGACGTTACTATCACCAGTGGTGTAGATGTTACTGGCACTATCACCAGCGATGGGCTGACTGTGGACGGGGATACTACAAATCTATCCTACAGTAAAACTTATTTCACAAATGGCATCGGCACTAATAAGTGGCACATATGGAATGAAAGTGTTAGTGGCGCTGATAAATTCCAGTTGGTGGACGGTGCTGGTCACCTGGTGTTCCAAGCTGAACAAACAGGCGACATCTCCTTCTACGAGGACACAGGCACCACTCCTAAGTTCTTCTGGGATGCGAGTGCTGAGGCGCTGGGGATTGGGACAAGTAGCCCTAGCCAAAAACTAGACGTACGTTCTGGTGCGTTCAACTCTGCTGTTGCCCAATTCACAGGTGCAAATGACAGTCGTGGGTTGCTTATCAGCACTTTTGCAAGAGCATCTAACGATGACAGTGTGGACTACGACACCCCGTTTGGTGGTCACCATACGTTTAGCAGCTCTGGTGCTGAGAGGGTGCGTATTACCAATACAGGCTTGGTTGGTATCGGCAAGACATCCCCATCAACTGCACTTGACGTAAACGGCACAGTGACTGCCACTGCGTTTGCTGGTGATGGCTCTGGGCTGACTAACCTTCCTTCTGGTGGGCCATTTGAGGTTCTTTCCTCTGGAACATTTTCTGGAGATGCAAACCTAACGCTTACTGATTTGGACTTTTCTACCTATCTGTATCAGATTGAGCTTTATGGTGTCCGCCCTGCTACTGACGGAACTAAGATTACAGCACTATTTTCTACAGATAACGGCTCATCGTTTCTTTCCTCGAACTACACTTGGGCTTCGAATTACGCTAACGAAGGCGGAGGCGGGGGTAGGAGCGGTAACGGCAGCGACAGTTCCATAGACTTGACTTCTAAGTCCCTTGGCAATGATGGGGGCGAACACGGTATTTCTGGTACTTTAGGTCTTTTCCAAGAAGTCGGGAAACATTCTCAAATTTGGTTTACAGGGGTTATTACTGACAACGCAAATGACCTGTTTACAGTTAACTCAGGTGGTAGGAATAAAGGAACTACTACTGTAGACGCCTTCAGGCTTCTATTTACAACTGGCAACATAGCAACTGGCAGTTACATTCTCTACAGAAAGGAACGTCCATAATGTTTAAATTACTTAATGGCGTTCGTGTCCAAATGACGGAAGCAGAAATCGCAGAACGCGAAGCCGCTGAAGCCGCTTGGCTGGCGCGTGCTGATGAACGTCTTGCCGAAGAAGTTCGTCAGAAGCGTGATTTTAAACTCGAAACCGAAGTCGATCCTATCGCTGGCAATGCGCTTCGCTGGGCAGAACTGACCGCAGAACAGCAACAAGCATGGGCAGACTATCGTCAGGCTCTGCTTGACGTGCCAGAACAATCTGGCTTCCCCCATGACTTGGTGTGGCCCACTAAACCTTAACCTAACTGGAGGTTAAATAATGTCAGCTACATGGACTATTGCTAATCTTGAACGCAACACCGCTGACGGCGGCGTAGTTGTTGCTCACTGGCGTGCAACCCTCAAAGACGGTGAATACACTGCATCTTCTTACGGAACTTGCAACTTTGAGTATGACGCAACCTCGCCAGACTTTATCCCGTTTGATCAGCTAACTGAGAACCAAGTTATCGTTTGGGTCTGGGGCCAGGTGGATAAGATCAAGACTGAAGTGGCTCTGGCTGAAGACATCGCAGGTCAGAAGGCTCCTGCTGTTGTTTCTGGTTTGCCTTGGGCTGAATAATCATGGTGCAGCCGTATTACGTAGAACCTGAATACTGGATCGAGGGCTACGCCGTCGGCGATCCAACATCTGCGGCTGCACAGATTAACATCACGTCTGAGACTAATAGCGTCACGCCAAACTTTGTGCTTACCCTGTCGGCGGCAGTTTATACGCCGATCAGCACTGCTGCGTCTGTAATACGAGCGCGTTTGTCTTCGGCATCTGTATACTCCACAACAACAACAACTGCATTTGCGCGGCTAATACCGCTGATCGAGTTTGCGGTCGGAATTGCAGCATCTCCGCTGGCAAACGTGCAGCGTATTAGACTTGCATCTCAGTCTGTCACTACTCAATCGTCAACGGCTATTAACGCCGTTCGCATTGCTCTCGCGTCTAGCGTTTCAGCGGCTGCATTGTCTGTATCAGCTAGCGCATCATTTATTCTTGCTGGTGCAGCCTCTGTAGCGGCTTCTGTGGCGTCTCAGGCAACTGGCGTAAAAGTGCGCTTGGTCGATGGCATCATTGATGCTGGTTCAACTGTCAGCGCGTCTGCTACTCGTATCCAGCGCGGTGTGATTGACATAGCCGCTGCGGCTTACACAGAAGGCAAAGCTGCAGTTGTTAAGCCAGTGTCTCAAGTGATTAGCGCGTCAGCTATTGGTGTGGCGCGTGTTGGTCGGGTCGTCTCGCAAGCTGTATCGACAATCCTTGGCGTTGCGACTTTAGCACTCTCTGCCCGCAAAAAGTGGGAAGATGACACGGCAACGAGTGAAACATGGACTGCGCAGGCGGCAACGTCTGAAGGCTGGGCGCAACAGGCGGCAACGTCTGAGGCATGGTCAGATCAGTCCTTATCTGATAGTATCTGGGCTGAACAGCAGCCCACCGATGAGACTTGGAGCGAATAAATGGCTACGACAACGAATTACGGCTTCGAAAAGCCTGTAGTGGGCGCGAATGAAGACACATGGGGTGACCTCCTAAATTCTAATTGGGACGCACTGGATACGCTGCTTGGCGGCGTGTCGACTACTGAGTTTGCCATCCTTGACGGCGCAACTGTAACGACTGCTGAATTGAACATCTTGGATGGCGTCACGGCTACCACTGCTGAGATTAACTATGTTGACGGCGTAACGAGTGCGATCCAGACACAGCTTGACGGCAAGCAGCCTCTTGATGCGGGCCTTACTGCGCTTGCTGGAACGATGACGGCTGCAAACAAAATCCCATATGCCACAGACGCAGACACCGCTGGCGAACTAGACTTCAAAGATGAGGATGACATGGCGTCTGACAGTGCCACTGCCGTCCCGTCTCAGCAGTCAGTTAAGGCTTACGTTGATGCACCTAACTCTGGGCGAGATTGGGTTGAACTTGAAACATTTGATCTGTCCACTACCCCAGATGCAGAGTCGTCTGACTTTGAGGACGGATACGAGTATATGGTTCAGGTTCGAAACGTATCATACGACTCAACAAACAACAGGGCTGGCGTTCAGCTTTATAAAGAGACTGGCGCGGCCTACTCTGGCTTAGTTTATTTAACTGACCAAGGTAACGATGCAACGGGCGACGACTCTTGGTGTCAGTGCCATATCACTCTGGCACGCACATCTACAACATTTCGAGTATTTGATGCCGTTGGAACAGACGATGCAAACCTATCTGGAGATGACTCCTTGATGTCTAGTTCTGGCAACTCACAACCTGTCACATTTGTAAGGTGGTCGTCTGCTGACAAGATCGGCAAGGTTAAGTTTGATGTAATTGGCGCAGGTGCAGTAGCCTCTGGCGAGTTTGTAATATTCCGCCGCAAGCTGTAAGGGGCAGTTGCATGACGCTAATTCCGATCAAACTCCCCGCAGGGTTTCACTCCAACGGCACTGACTTGGATAGCGAAGGCCGCTGGCACGACGGCAGTCTTGTACGCTGGCGTGATGGCTCTTTGCGCCCTGTTGGTGGTTGGGCTGAGCGTTACACTTCAGCGTATGCAGCGCCTGCACGTGGCATGATTGCATGGGAAGACCAATCTGGCTCTCGCTGGATTGCCGCTGGCACGTACAATAAGCTGTACGCCACAACATCTGGCGGGATAACCTACGACATCACTCCAGCAGGTTTTGTATCTGGCCAGGTTGACGCAGTGGTTAACACTGGCTTCGGTGGCGGCACTTATGGCTCAAGTTTCTACGGTCAGGCTCGCCAAGATACTGGCAACTACGGCGAGAGTACGACATTCGCTCTCGATACGTGGGGACAATATTTGGTTGCCTGTAGCGTTGACGACGGCAAAATATATGAGTGGCAGCTAGATACAGCAACGCCAGCCGCAGCCATCTCAAACGCCCCAGTGAATAACCGCAGCATTGTCGTAACGGAAGAGCGTTTTCTTATGGCGCTTGGCGCAGATGGCGACCCACGCAAAATTGCTTGGTGCGATTTTGAGGATAATACCCAGTGGACAGCCGCAAGTACAAACCAAGCTGGCGACATTACCCTGCAAACATCTGGCCAAATCATGGCTGGCGTAAGAACTGCTGGGCAGACGCTCATCGTCA